TATGAAAAATCAATCATGGTTTCCGCCATGGATGAAAATGATGAAACATTTTGTACCGCGGTAATGTCAACGGATGAATATATTGAAAAGCGTAAACGAACCGCCAATGAAATTTGGTTGGCGGAATACCAACAACAACCCGTTGATTCAAAAGGGCGTTTATTTTCAGATTTGCGCTACATGGAAAAGGATGAATTTGATGAATTCATTCGATTAAATACAAAAGCGGATGGAACATCACCCATTGATGGTTGTATGGCTTATATTGATGTAAGCGACCAAGGGGCGGACTATACGTCAATGGCGGTTTGTGCATTGATAAAAAACCAATTGTTTTTGGTTGATTACGTTTTCACCCGCGCGAATACCGATGTTTCCATTCCTTTATGCGCGGGAATGTTGAACAAATGGGGCGCAAAATACGTTCGTGTTGAATCCAATTCAATGGGGGCGATGTTTTCCCGACAATTGCAATTGCACACCAAAACAAAGGTTTTGCAAGTCAACAACACAACAAACAAAATAACCCGTATCATCATGAATTCGGCATTCATCCAAAATTCAATGATGTTTATTAAAACGGGAACAAATGAATGTGAACAATTTATTCAAAATGTTTTATCATTTAGCAAAGAGGGTAAAAACAAAAATGATGATGCACCAGATTGTTTGGCGGGATTGGCAATTTTTGTTCAATCAATGTTCAAAATATAATGTAAATTTGTAAAAAACAACAACATGGAATTAAATTTTTGGGAATCATTTTTTGGTGTAAAGGATAACGATGATAATGGAAATCGTTTCATCAATCGTTTCAATCAACTATTACCAACAATGAACCAATTTTGGGGCGTTAAACGCGCAATTTGGATTGATACCAATAACGCATGGGAATTATTTTTAACTATTCCAGAATTAAGGGCGGTTATTGATAAACGCGCATCAATGATGGCATCAAATGTTCCCAAATTGTATGATAAAAACGGAATTGAAATCACTAAACATTGGTTTTTGGATATGGTTGCAAAACCAAATTCAATGCAATCATGGAGTGATGTTGTTTATTCATTATCCGTGAATGATGCATTATATTCAAATTCCTTTGGTTATTGCCCAAAACGTTCATTTGATTCAAGAAATTTATTTGTTCCATTACCATCAAATAAAGTTCAAATTAATTCAAGCGGTAAAACATTGAAACAAATGGATATTGATGGATTAATCAATGATTATAAATTTCAATATGATGATAATTCGATTGAAACAATTGAAGTTGGTGACATGGTGTATTTGGCAACAACCGATGGAATGAACATCATCAAACCAACATCGCGAATTTCAGCATTAAAATTTCCATTATCCAACATAAAAGCATCATACAACAAAAGGAATGTATTATTGGAAAATATCGGTTCAATCGGTATTTTATCCGCCCAAAAATCGGATATCGGGGGCGCGATTCCAATGGATGCGGATGAAAAAAAGGAAATACAAAAAGATTGGTATAATCGTTCAAAAGACGAAATTATCATAACGGAATCAAACGTTCAATGGCAACCAATGAGTTTTCCAACAAAAGATTTGCTATTATTTGAGGAATTAGACGCGGATAAGGTCGCAATAATTGATGCGTATGGATTGAATTACGACATTTTTTCATCTGTTAAAGGTTCGACATTCGCCAATGTTCAAAATGCGATTCGTATGTGTTACACGGATACAATCATTCCCGAAACGCAACAAATGTATAACACAATGGCGCATCAATTGGGATTGTCAAAAGAGGGAATCACAATCAAAGCGGATTTCTCACATTTGCCCGTTTTGCAAGATGATGAGGAAAAAAAGGCAAACGTATTGAACACCCGCGCGGATGCATTGAATAAAATCATCACGGCGGGTGTTATTTTATCAGATGATGAAAAATTGGCGGTGTTATCAATTGAAAAATAAAATGTAATTTTGTAAGTAATGGAAAAGAACATTAACACATATCAAACAAAAGGCGCAAACGCGTTAAAGGATTTTGATTTATCAAAACGTCAAGTTGCAATATATTTGTCAACATTTGATGTAATTGATGCGGATAATGACATGATAAAAAAGGGCGCGTTTACCAAATCCATCATGGAACGCGGGGTTGATTCAACATCAAACCGAAAAATTGCGTTTTTACGTTACCATGATTGGCAAAAACAAATTGGAAAGTTTGTTGAACTTTCAGAAGATGAAAAGGGATTGTTTGCCGTTGCCCAATTAGGAACATCAACGGGTGGAAATGATGCGTTGAACGATTACGCGGATGGAATCATTCGTGAACATTCAATTGGTTTTCAATATGTAACCGACAAAATCAAATGGATTGATGATACATCGTTGGATTCGGGCGGTTATTGGATGATAACAGAAGTTAAACTTTTTGAGGGTTCGGCGGTCACATTTGGCGCAAACGAACACACGGATGTTGTTGGTGTTATGAAATCCGAACAAAGAATGGATTTTGCATCAAAAATTTCCAATGAAATCGATATTAATGTAAAATCATTGATTAATGGCAAAGGTTCGGATGAACGATTGTTTGAAATCGAAATGAAAATAAAATATTTGAATGCACAATTGTTGTTACTTACTAAAAACGAACCGTTCGATTTGAAACATTCGTTGGAAATTAAGCCAACGGAAATAATTGGAAATTCATTTAATTGGGAACAAGTAATAAAAAGTATTAATTAAAAACAAAAACAAAGTGGAAAACACATTAACACCCGAACAAGTGATTGAAAAAATCAACACAAAGTTCAATGAAAGCATGTCAACAATGGCAACAAAAAGTGATGTTGAATCATTGCAAAATGACGTTAACGCATTAAAAGGATTAACAGAAAAAAGCGAAGCAATCCAAACCGCAATCACGGGTTTTGAGGCAAAATTAGAAGCGTTTGCGGAAAAGGCAAAGGATGCATCAAAGATTGTTGCAAAAACATTACCAGAAGCATTGGGACAAGTTTATGCGGAAAACCTTGAAAAGATATTAAGCGCAAAAGAAAGTGGCGCATCTTTGAGTTTAGAAGTAAAAGCCGACACAACAATTGTTGGGAATTACACGGGAAACATCGCATTGTCAACATTGGAACAAGGCGTTTCAAACATTGCGCGACCAAAAATCAAAGTTCGTGACATTGTGAACAAAGGAACGACAACCTCAAAGTTCGTTACTTATATTTCACAAACGGTTCAAACAATCGCGGATTGGACATTGGAAGCGGGAACGAAACCAACGGGTTCACCAGAATACATCGAAGTGAGCGAAGAAGTCAAAAAAATCGCGGGAACGGTCAAAATTTCAAAAGAAATGTTGGCGGATTTATCGTTTGTTCAATCTGAAATCAACGGTGATTTGATGGCATCGGTTGACCAAATGGTTGAAAACGGAATTTTGAACGGTGCGGGTGGTTCTGAAATCAACGGTATCATTCCAATTGCGCCATTGTTTGTTGCGGGTTCTTTTGCAACGTCAATTCCAAGTGCAAACATTAGTGACGTTTTGAGAATTTCAGTTGCGCAAATTGAAAGTGCGAATTTCAACGCAACACATGTTGTTTTGAATCCCGTGGATGTTGCAAAACTTCAATTGACAAAAACAACAACGGGTGAATATACTTATCCAATGTTCTTAATGGATTCAAATGGTGAAATGCGCGTTGCATCACTTATTGTTGTTTCAACAAACAATCAAACGGCGGGTGAATTCCTTGTGGGTGATTTCACGAAATCAAATGTTCGTGTTCGCGAAGCAATGAATTTGCAAGTTGGTTATGTGAATGATGATTTCCAACGTAACATGGTAACAATTCTTTGTGAAATGCGTTTGGTTCAATACGTTAAAAACAATGATGTGAATGCATTTGTAAAGGGCAACCTAGCAACGGCGATTGCATCAATTGATTTACCATAATTTTAACATTCGGGGGATTGGCAACATTCCCCCGTTTTAAACATCAAAACCATGGAAAAGAAAGTAAAAAAACCAAGAACACCGCGGGTGAAAAAACCAATTGATTTGAACATTAATTTGGGAAAAGTTGATATTCATGTGAAACGTGATGAATCTGGTGATTTGGATGTTGATATTGATTCAAATATTATTGACGTTCATATTGAAAAGGATGAAATCGGTTTGCATCTGGATGTTGAATTGGATGATAAATTGATTTATTCGTTCATATCAAATGGCAAATCAAAACACATGGGAAAAGGTATTTTTCAAATCACGGGTGAAATGGTTAAAATCTTCTTAAAACAAGGTTTTGGAACGTTAAAAAAATAGAATGATGATTGTAAACATTGATGATTTCACGGGAAAATTTGAGTTGCACACGGGGATGTATAATCAACAAAAATTGATTGATTATATTGAACGGTATGAACCAATTTATTTGATGCAATTATTGGGTTCGGATTTGTATGATGAATTTATTGGTGATTTAAGCGTTTTAAACGTTCCGAAATCGCCAAATTTCACATTTATATTCAATCCATTTGTTGAAAATAGTTGTTTAAAACTTTACGTTTCATTAGGAATTAAAGACATGTTAACGGGATTCATTTATTGGGAATTTGCAAAGGATAACATTTCACAACAAACAATCAATGGCGCGGTACGTCAAACGGGCGAAAATTCGGATGTTTCATCAACTTTATACACAACAATGTGCAATCGTTACAATGAAAGCGTTCGAACGTCACGGGCGATTCAAAACCGTATCATTCGAAACATGCAAATTGCGATTGGTCAATGTGTTGAATTATCCATTTTAAGCGGTGGAACAACATACGTTGATGCATTGAATGTTCCAACAATAAATGGAACGGGTAATGGGTTAACAATTGACGTTGTTACGGATGGATTTGGCGTTGTTGATGCGGTTACGATTAACCAAGCGGGAACGAATTATTCAATCGGTGATACAATCACAATCGTTGGCGGTGCGAATGATGCGCAATGTTCCGTTGATTACGTTGGAAAAGGCAAATTTTCTACTTTTAAAGGTGTTTTAAAATCATTCATTAGTTGGTTATGATTAACGAAATTTCCAATATCATTGAAAATGTTGTTTCCAAAATGGATTCAACCATTGTTGGTGTGTGGAATCCAACGGATGAACGATTTGAAACATGCAAAACAAAATGGGCGCGGTCGGGAAAACAAATCACCGACCAATCAACCGAAAAGTTCATGATTGACCAAGCGAACCCAAATCAATGGTTGATTTTAAAACCATCGATTGTTCCAATTCAATCTGGGATTGTGGAATTGCCAAAACCGTTTTTTATTACGGGTACAAAAATGGCAACAAACAAGGAATGGACATTGGCGGAAAACAATTTAACAAAGAAAACGCCATTGATTTGGTTGTTGGGTTCGATTACATCCGAGCGTTTCGGTAAAGAATCCACAATTCAATTTGAAGCGGATTTAAGATTGTTTTTTTTAGATGAAACCAACATTTTGAATTTTTACACAAGTGACCACATCGTGAATGTAGTTTATCCGATGGAACAATTGGTTGATGAATTTTTGGAAACAATAAAACGTGACCGAAATTTTGGAACAATCGAATCATGGGAGATAATTGATTTTGCGCGGTTCGGGGTTGAAAATGAACAAGGGATGATAAAAAACATTTTGGATGCGAATTTGTCGGGCGTTGAATTGCGTTTGACATTAAAAAAATACAAAGAAAATTGTAATTGTTAGACACCAATATTGGTGCATGAAAAAAAATAAAAATTAGAACAAATGAGTTTAGGATGTAATTGCGAAAACGGATTATCGAACACGGGAACACCAAATTGTGTTCCGATTCAATCGGTAACGTCAACCATGGTTATGGTTGCAATAACGGCAAACGATGGAACATTGAATGGGATTGACTTAAATGCACCATTACCATCGTTCACCGCATTAATTAATGAACCAGATGCATCGAAACGTTGGTTTCCATTGCCAAAATTTGAAAATGTTGAATTGCCAAAAGCGGATTCACAATTTGAGGAAGCATCAAGCGGTCGAATGGTGTTTTTACGTCAAGGAAAACGTTCATTCACGGGTGAATTGTGGGCGGAGGATTCATCACCAACATTGTTGGGAAAAATGCAAAACAACCGTTGTGTTGAATTTGGAGTTTACATCATTGATGTGAATGGAAATTTGGTTGGTTCGCAACAAGGCGGATTTTTACGCCCAATTCCCGTTGATAATCCATCATTCAATCCAACGTACACATTCGCAACGGATGCAACGGTTTCAAAAATCATGGTTGCGTTTGATTTCAACCGTTTATTCGATGAATCAACAATGTACATGATAACGCCAACAGAAGCGGGAATCAATTTCAACGATTTAACGGGATTAATTGATGTTAATTTCTTAAATTCAATCATCACATCAACATCAATCACGTTTGATGCGAAATTGGATTATGGAACGGCAATCAACAAAATTTTGTTCAAAGGTGCGGTTTCTGCGGATTTCTTATTGACTAACAACACAACGGTTGCAACGGTTGCAACAACGGTGGTTGAAAATAGTGATGGAAATTACACGGTGTCATTCATTGCGCAAACAACGGGTGATTCGTTAACGCTATCAATCGCGAAAACGGGTTATGATGGTGAAACAACATTTGTTGCGCTTTAATCATGGAATTTGTAAAGTCGGGAACAATTGAATTTGCCGTTGAACATTTAGCGGAAAAAACATTGGTTGAATGTTATGAATTTTTTGCGCATATCCGAAAAGATATTGTCAAAAATGCATGGATGTTGGCAAACCCGAAATCAAAAAAAAAAGGTAAAACACATTGATTGAAAATGTGATTGTAAATTGATAATTAACGGGGTGTAAAATGCACCCCGTTTTTTTTGTACTTTTGTTTTATGGTCAATTTGATGAATACAAAATTGGGTGAATTACTGAATAGAACACGAACCATTGGTTTTGCATCTATTTGGCAAAAGGTGTTTTCAGATGATAAATTGAAACGCCAAATCATTTTGTGGATTCAAAACGACCAATTGCAAAAGGGAATTGATGAGGATGGCGATATTTTGGGTTTATATTCAGATTTTACCGAATTTATTAATCCCGAAAAAATAGCGGGTACACCGTACACATTAAAAGATACGGGGGATTTTTACAATTCAATGTTCATAACTGTTTACGCGGATTCATTTGTTGTTGATGCGGATGCAATAAAAGTTGATGATTCTGGTGAACAAACCGATTTATTCGAAAAATTTGGTGATGGAATCGTTGGGTTGACAAAAGAAAACAAACAAAAATTGGCGGATGAAATTAAAAAACGTTTTCAAATCGAAACATCAAAAATTTTACACGGGAATCGATGAATTGCCATTGTTTAATTGGATTAAATGCACAAATGGTGATTTGCGATTTGTGCGAATTGATAGTAAAAGCATAACCGCAACAAATGAAAATGATGTTGATGCATGGAACAAAATTTATGATGATTACATCAAAGAATTTGGATTGTCGGAAATGTACATAAAAATGTTAAACGTGATGCGGAAAAAAGCGATGTTGGAAATTGATTTTGTAATTAATCGCGACCGTTTCAAATTAACAGAAATTGAAATTGAATTGTCAAAATTGGAAATGATGATGGCGAATAATGGAAAAGGAATAACAATTGAACAATCGTTGGTTCATCTTTCAAAATGGATGGGGCATTGGATTAATTCAAAAAACATAATTACAAAAGACTATTTTAACTTATTAACCGAATATGGCAAAGCAAATAAAAAGTAGTGATTTATTCGAGGGTGATGTATTCACAAATGTGCGCGATTCGGCGCAACAAACAATTGTTGTGATTGAAAAATTCAACAATGAATTGAATAAAACTGCAAAAACAATTAAATCATCCCTAGGGAACGCAAAATTTGATTCAACCAAATCCATCAATGAATTCATTAAGTTAACGGAAAAGGCGCAAAAACTACAAATGGATGCAATCAAATTGGATAATTTGCGCACCAATTCACAAAAACAATTGCATGATGCCGAAACCGCACGTTTAAAATCACAAACAGAAAAACAACGAACGGAACAACAAGCGCAAAAAACAACACAAGAATCGTTAAAAACCGACCAACAAAAAATCAAAACCGAACGTGAAAAATTGCGTTTGGATAAGGAATTGGAACGCGAAGCGGAACGAAAAGCAAAAGCCGAACAAAAAGAAATCGCCAATGCACAAAAAATGGCGAGTGCATACAATCAACTAGTTGTGAAAACCCGTGAATTGAAAAATTCATCAAAAGAATTGGCGGGGCAAATGATTTCATTGGAACAACATGGACAAAAGAACACAAAGGAATATCGCGATTTGGCAAAAACTTATAAACAAGTAACAAGCGAAGCGATAAAAGCAGATGCAACATTGAAAAAAATTGATTCAACCGTTGGTGATAATTTCCGAAACGTTGGGAATTATTCGGGGGCAATCAATAAATTGCGCAATGGTTTGGGGCAATTGGGATTGGCATTTGGATTAGGAACGGTAATCACGGCGGGAATTTCAAAAATAGTTGAATTTGACCAAGCCATTGCGGATTTGAGTGCAATAACGGGTGCAACGGGTGATGATTTGGAATATTTCAAAACCCGCGCAAATGAAATGGGTTCACAAGTTGTTGGGGGCGCATCCGCAATTGTTGAAGCGTATAAATTAATTGGTTCGGCAAAACCCGAATTATTAAAAAATGCAAAGGCATTGGATGCGGTCACACAATCCGCAATCACATTATCACAAGCAAGTGGCATGACGTTACCAGAATCCGCGACCGCATTAACCGATGCAATGAACCAATTCGGCGCGGATGCATCACAAGCAACGCGATTTATTGATACATTGGCAAATGGTGCAAAATTTGGTGCGGTTGAAATTCCACAAGTGACCGAGGCATTATTAAAATTCGGGGCGGTTGCCAAATCATCAAATGTTGATATTGAAGAAAGTACGGCATTGATTGAAATGTTAGGTGAAAAGGGATTAAAAGGTGCGGAAGCGGGTACGGCATTACGAAACGTGATGTTGAAATTATCCGCACCCGATGCATTGCCAAAACCCGCACAAGAAGCATTGCAAGGGTTGGGAATTTCTTTTGATGCATTAAGCGACAAATCAAAGCCATTTTCAGAACGTTTAAAAGCATTAAAACCATTGTTGAATGATAACGCATCATTGATAAAGGTTTTCGGCGTTGAAAACGCGGTTGCGGGGTTGAATTTAATTCAAAACACCGACCGAATAAAAGAGTTGAACGGTCAAATGCATGAAAATGGTACGGCATCCGAACAAGCGAAAGCAAGAACACAAACATTGGGTTTTGCATTAAACCAATTAAAAGAATCATTCTTTGGTTTATTTACATCAATGACACAAGGCGATGGGGCAACCAAAATTTTCGTTGATGGAATCAAATGGTTGGCATCCAATTTGGGAACGATTGTTAAATTATTAGTAAAAGTTGCATTGGCGTGGGGATTATACAAAGCAACATTAAAAAGCGTTCAATTAGTTCAATTTATCGCATCTGGCGGTTTAAAAGAATTAGCAAAAACCATGATTGAAAACGTGAAAAATGTTAAATTATTCACGAAATCAACAAAGGATGCGGGAACGGCATTGACCGAAACGGGCGAAAAGGCAGAAAAAAGCGGTAAATCATTGAATGCAATTCCATGGGTTATGTTGATTGGTTTGGCGGTTGAATTAGCGATGGCGATTTATGACATTGCAAGTGGATTGGCGGAACAACGCCGACAATCGGATATGTTGGCAAAAGCCAATGCAAAAGCGGAAATAAACGTTTCAAAATTAACTGAAAACACAAAAAAATGGGTTGATGAACAAAAACGTTTGTTGGATAGAGAAATTCGAGACCGAAAAGTAAACGGCGAGGATGCGGTGGCATTAGAAGATGAAAAATTGCGCCGAATCACAGAAATTGAGGAACAAGGATTAAAAAAAATCAAAGACCGTGGAAAATTAAGAACACAAGAGTTGGCGTTTTTACTTAATTTAAAATCCGAATATGACCGTTTAACCGCTTCGGGTTCGGGTGCAACAACGGCGGAATTAAAATCAATTAAAACGGCAATTGGCGAATTTGCGGGAACGTTTGATTTATCAAAAGCGTTGGATATTTTATCAATGAAAACAAATCAATTCACAAAAGAAATAATTGATTTAAATGCAAGTGAAAAGGAATTTACAGATTTAATTGACGAATCAAAATTGCAAGATTTAGAAGCGGATTTGGAAAAGTATTCAATTACGGTTGCGGATAATACATTGAAAGTAAACGCCAACAACAACGCGCAAAAAGAATTGGCAACACAATTGGATGCGGTGAATGATTATTTGGTTGAAACGGTTGATTTAAACAAACAATTGAATGACATTTACAACGCGCGAAAATTGGCACAATTTGACGATACAATTCAAACGCAAATAAATGCAGATTTACAAAAAATAATTGAAACGGGTGAATTCAACACATCACAAATTGATGCGATGATTGCGGAAAAATATGATTTCGAAAAACAAATGGCATTGGAACAAATGGAATGGGAATTGAACCAATTGGATGTTCAAAACGATGCGATTCAACAAAAGGAATTGGATGCGATAACCGCAAACCGTGATAAATTATTGGAACAAGTTGGATTGACCGATGCGCAAAAAATTGAAATTGAAAAATCATATCAACAAAGGTTGGGCGAATTAAAAATTGAAAATGAACAACGTGATGTTGACACCGAACAAAAACGTGTTGTTCTGGCTGAAAAAACAACCGACAAAATCATTGAATTGGACAAAAAACAACTTGATGAAACGGTTCAAACAAACCAAAAATACATTGATGAATGGGAAATAAGAAACCAAAAGGAAATTGATGCGGAAACGGCATTGAATGAAAAATTGGCGGAAAAAAGAAAAAAACGCGCCGAACAACAAAATGAATTCGTAAAAATCACGGCGGATTATTTCATAAAACGTTCCAATGATAAAATCGCACAATTGGAAAAGGAAATTACAATGGCGGAAAAACAAAGTGACATTTTACAACAACTTGCAATCAATGGAAACATAAATGCAAAAGAATCATTGGCGGAACAACAACGAATCATCAATGAAGCGAATTTAAAAAAGGAAAAGGAATTGAAAAGGCAACAACGAATTAAACTTGCCGAAACCGTTTATTCAACTTATAATTCAAAGGTCGCGGATGGTTCAAAACATCCATTGGCGGATACGATAAAGGACACAATTTTGTTGCAACAATTCATTAATTCAATCCCAACGTTTTTTGATGGAACGGAAAACACGGGAACAAATGGAAATGGTATTGATGGAAAGGGCGGTTTTCATGCCGTGTTGCATCCAAATGAACGTGTTGTTCCAAAATCATTGAATGATAAGATTGGCGGAATGTCGAATGAATCATTAGCGAAATTAGCGATGGAATACAATAACGGAAAAATCATCCGTGGGAATGACCAAATTGCAAGTGGTTACGAAACCGCATTATTGATTTCAAAATTCGATGAACTGAATGATACAATCAAAAACAAACCTGAAACGAACATTGAATTGGGTGAAATCATCCATGGCACAATGGAAATAATAAAATCAACTAAAAAAGGGAACACAAGTACATTCAACCGTTATAAAATCAAACCATGAAACATTTTTTAAATGAAATAGAAATTTCACCGCGAAATCAAAATGGAATTGGTGTTATTTCGGATTTTTCGGGTAATCCAGATGAATTAGCATTAAACGTTGAAACAATTGTTTTGGCGCGTGATGCATACGATATAATCAAACAACACATTGCAACAATTGGATTGTTCGAGGGGATTCCGTACCGCGTTCAAATGTCAAATGGCGTTAATTTGTCATATTATGTTGATTTAACAGAAAATCCAATTTTCCGCCAACATGATTGTGAATTGAAAATAAAAAAACGGGGGCAAAACGACCAATTTTTTGAAAATGCGGATGGAACATCATTTGAATTGATGTTGAAAAAAGGAATTGTTTTTGACACGTTCAACGTTCCATACATCATTTTAAAGGATAATCAATTGGAATTGGCAATTTCATTGGGCATTTCATTATTTGTACTGACAAAAGAACTGATTCAATCGATTAAAGATTTGGCAACAACAATTGCACAAGGCGTTCAAGCGTCAGTACCAAACGCGGGTGTTCCGCCATCAATCGATTTGGGGGATATTATCGCATTCGCATTAAATATTGCGTCACAAGTGATTTATATTGCAACATTATTAATTGCAATCGTTAAATTGGCGACACAATTATTTACATTAATATTCCCGCCCGTTCGCAATTTATTGGGTTCAAAGGAAAAGGAATTATTGTCAAAAGGATGCCAATATTTAGGATTCACATTTGAATCATCATTATTGGATGGAATAAATGGCGGGGCAACAATTGTTCCCGTTCCGTTGATTCGTGAACGAAAATCAATATTCAAATTTTTACCAGATGAATTCAACGCGCCATTCAATAAAGGTGTACCAAGTTCATCCGACACAACACCAACATTGGGTTCATTGTTTACGGCATTGGAAACAAAATACAACGCAAAAACAGTTGTTCGAAATGGTGTTGTGCGCATGGAACGCCGTGATTGGTGGCAACAATTAACGTTGTTGCAATTGAATCCATCGTTATCATTGCAAAGTGAACGCGATGATGCTTATTCATACAACGTTGGCGACATTTGGAAACGTTATTACATCCGCCATCAATTAGATTATTCAGATTCTCACACCATCGATGAAATTTATGATTTGCATGATGCGGAATACTCAACCGAACCATTAAACGTTGTAAATGCGGATTTGGTAACGATTAAAGGATTGAATGAAGTGAATGTACCGTTTGCATTAGGCGCACGAAAAGACAAATTGAATTGGTTGGAAAAGTTAGCAAAAGAATTTTTTGATGTTGTTGATACATTAACGGGAATTTTTGGTGGCGGAACAAATTTTGCATCACAAATTGAAGCGCGAATAGGTGTTTTGACTATATCACAACAATTTTTCACGGTTACAAAATCACTATACACAATTAATGGTCGCCAACCCTCTAATTTTAAGGATTATGTTTCCGCAAAAGCATTGTGGGATTCATACCATTACATCAATCAAATTGATTTAAACGGTTGGAAACCAAAAACAGATGTTCGGATTCGTTTGCGCGAAGATGATTTTGTATATTTGTTGAATAATAATTTTGCGCAAATTGATGGATTGGATTGTGAAATTATACGAATGGAATGGGTTGATGAAAAATCATTGGCAACGATTTCATTTAGTATTCCTGACAATTACGCGGTTGGAAAAGTTCAAACGTTAATAATAAACGAATAAAATGGAAAATATTAATGAATTGGCGAATGAATTAAAATCATCATTGGATAAGTTGATTTCGATGAATAACAAATTTATTTCACAATTACCGATTGAACATCGGGAAAAAATATTACCAATTCAAATGGATGTGAATTCTATTTTGGAACATGTAAAAAACGGTGAAAATGACAAAATAAATGAAATAGCCAAAAAATATGGGAGTTCAAATAATAAATAAACTTTTCACCGATGTTTTCGGAAATTCGCAAACATTTTATCAATCAAATACGGGTGATAAAGTAACGGCAAAATTTACAATAACCGAATCCATACAATTGCAAACAAGCGTTCAAACATTGTTTTATTTGGATGCGGTTAATAATATTGTCCAATGTTCAACGGAAAATTTTTTAACTGAAGGATTCCGAGTTGGTGATACGGTGCGATTTTCAATATTTTCGTTTGGTGGCACATTGATTACAACGTGGACAACGGCAGTTAACGCCGTTACAATAAACACAATTGATGTTGGGATGATTTCGCAATGGTATGTTCAAGCATCAAATGAAATAATGGTGATTGAAGTTGTAACTAGAAAACGCGAATCATTGGTTTTAAATGTGAATCATGTTTTGAACGGCGCAACGGGAAACAAATTTTCTTTGATTGATGGCGAGGTTTCGAATTTTACATTTGACTTAAATTCATACGTTACAAATGCCGTGATAAATGGCGTTCAAGTTGGTAACCAATCGGGGCAATTTGAAATTGGTGCATCAATTAAGGATGTAACCGTTTACCCGTTAAATTTGCGAACATACGAATTGACAATTGATATAATTCAGTCGGGATTATACAACCAAACAAATTTTGATTTTTCAAGTTGTTTAAAATTATACGTTGGATTTAATTGGTCAAGTTTATTTGGTGAACCATACGACACATATTCATTTATCATTTCAGATGATGCAAACAATGGTTGGTTCAATGAAGCGTTCAACACATCGTTGATTGATGCAACATTGGTTGATGGTGTTGATGTTCTGGATTATCAAAACCCGACAATTGGTCAATTTGTGATTGATTCGGCATCAACGGATTTTGGATTTGGTTGCGCATACGTTTCAATCAATCCAGATTATTATAAACATCGACCATTTAACCAATCACAATTGGCAATGGTTATTGGAACGAATGTACCGATAATTGGAACACCCGTTTTTTCTGAAATAAATGAATTCGGCGCGGGGTATTCAATGACAATTACCAACATCACAACCGTTGGAACAATAAACACAATTGATTTTGTATTTACACCAAATGTTGCATTTGGTACATTCATGGATGCGCGTGAAATGGATGATAAAACGTTTTATATTTGGGCGCGATATGGGAATGTGAATTTGTTGGTTTTTGAATCGCAAATGGAAAAGCAAACACCCGTTGGTGGTGTGTTGGTTATGCAACAAAACATTTTTTTCGACCATTCACAAAACATCACAAACGCATTGGATTCCGCTTTGGGTTATTCGGCAAATATTGAAGATGATTTAGCGTTCACGGGCAAATTCTTATTGGATTTGAACCTTGTTTATGATTCATTAACGGCAAAAATTGAAGCGTTTAACACAACAACATTGGAAAAATTCACGTTGAATTCAAGTTTTTTCAATTTTTCATCCGTGCCATACAACGTTGGAAAACATTTGTTAAACATGGTTCAACCCGTTCAAATGACATTACCAACAACATCCGAAAAAAGAAATGCAATTTTAGAATTGAATCCGTTATTAGACACGCCAACTCAATATGGTGTTCATGTTTATTTTCCATTCCTTTATCGTTGGGAATATTGGTTGCAACAATTAAACGCGGATGCGGATTTTTACCCAAATCAAAGAACAAAGAATTGGTTTCCATTTGGAAATACGGGTGATTGGGAATTGCGTTTAAACATCGAATTGGTTCAAAATGGATTGGGTTATATTTTCACGGATTTATTGACAATTAAAGATTATTCAAGTGAACCGTTGATTTCACAATCAATTCAATTGGTAATTGATGCAACAAATCAACCCGTTGACGTTGTAATTGAAAACCAATTGATGCGCGTAATTGCAACACATACATTGGTTAATGGTGATTTTTGGAATCCATTGGAAATATGGGGGCAAATTACAATTGAACCAACCGAATCATCACCGCGTTTTATTGCATCATCTGTTGTTGATTATGATGGTAATTCAAACAATCCGCTTTCACCAATGGCGGGAACGGTTGTTGCAATAACTTATCCAACACCCGATGTTGCAAGAATGGAATGTTTTTTTAACCCAAACGCAATTGATTTGTCGAATGGTGTTAAATTTACATCAAAAATCAAAGGTTGCAATTCAAAACCGTTTGCGTTTAAGGTTACAACAAACGGTGATTTTAAGGTAACAACTAACAATGATAACAAAATAACAACATAAATATGAACTTACAAATAAACCAATACCCGTTGGAACGTTTCGTTTTTGGCGATAATGATTATTATGATATTGATTATTGGGATGGGTTAATTTACCAAACCGCAAAAATAAAAGGTTCGGTATTAAAAGCGGATATTATTGCAAGTGCAAACCTAAATTTGAAAGCGGATTTGGTTGGCGGTCTTGTTCCATCATCACAATTGCCATCATTCGTTGATGATGTTTTGGAATTTGCAAATTTTGCATCATTTCCCGCGATTGGTGAATTGGGGAAAATATACATTGCATTGGACACGAATAAACAATTTAGATGGTCGGGCGCAACCTATATTGAATTATCCGCATCATCAACCGCATGGGGCGCAATTACGGGTACATTGTCCGCGCAATTGGATTTGCAAAGTGCATTGAATGGAAAATTTAACAATCCAATTGGGTTGGCTACAGATTATTTGAATGGGATGGGTTCACCCGTACCGTTTCCAACATCTTTGCCATCACCAAATGCACAATCTTTTGTTGAAACCGCGATTGGTTCATCTATTACTACTTTAATATACAATCCGATTCAAACAATAATTTTGCCAACGGGAACATGGTTAATTCAATCAAACGGTGAATGCACACACAACACAAACAACACATCAATATTTATTTCAATTGGTGTTGGGGGCGTTTATGAAAATGGAACGGGGCGTGAAACAAAAACGCAAATTGGCGGATATTTTAGCGCATTTTCAACGCAAAAAGTGATTTCAATCGTTGGACTTCAAACCATTTCTTTGATGGCAAAAGTGCCAAACGGAACGGGAATTGTAAGAAATAGAGTATTAACGGCAATAAAAATTGGATAATGGAAAATTTAAAAACATACACCATTGATGAATCATTGGTAAATTCATCTAAATTGCACAATGAAATCATGCTTTCAAATTCGATTGATGGATTTATTGGGATTCAAATTGAAAATGACGAATTGTCAGTTTACGGAAATTCAATCACGGATGAAACATTGTTGAATTCTAAAATTGCAAACCATTCAAAAATCGATTCATTAAATGATGAAATCGCAAAATATTATGAACGTCAACATGATGGAAAAGTGGCAATCATACAGTTGATGGCTGAATTGCGATTGAACGCAATTGCAAATAATTATCCGCGAATTGTAAACGCAACAATTGAAAATGCGTTTTGGGATGTTGCTATTTCAATCAACAATGGTTGGTGGATTACCGCCATGGAAAAAAGTGATTTGGTTGTTGTTGGCGGTTACGTTACACAAGAATTAAAAGATAGGATTCAATTAAAAATTTCAACATACATTTCACAAAATTATTAAACATGTGCAATTGTTTAAAACTTACATATCAAGAAATTGGAGGTTCACCCGTAACGATTGAAATGTTGCCGTTGGGATTGTTTAACGGGTACAATTATTTTCAATTCACAATTGGCGCAACCATTTATTCAATTTGGCATAATTCCACAGATAGTTGGAACGTCACAACCGATGGAATTGGTGGGTTTGCATTTGTTACGGGTTTAAAAGAAAACACCGAACCATGCCCGTTTGCATCATTCCCCGTTTGGTTGGCATCGCTTGTTTTTGACGTTTTCACAACCGAAATATGCGAACCAACACCCGTGAATTGCGGTTGTGGTATTAATTTACAATTCACATTTGATTTGGTTGATTATGTACGTCAAACGGTTACGGGTTCACCAATAAACGGGCGTGATTCATACACATTTATTGTTGGTGCAATCACCTTTCAAATTTTTTGGAACGGAACAAAATGGTTGGTGATTGATTCGGTTGCGTTAACTGAATTCGCATCATTGGATTTGAATTTAACATGCCCAATAGGAAGATTTACGGAATGGGAAATGATAAATGAAGCAATGACACAATTTCAATCATCCCCATTGTCATGCAAATGTCAACCTTTAGAAGATAGATTGCAAAAACAATATGATTCAATAAAATTGCCCGAAAATTTCATTCCCCAAAATCGCGGATTAATCGGTTGTTGTTGCGAATATTTAGTTTTGGCGGGTAATGGTGCGGAAACATGGAAAAATGATAAAACACCCGCATGGATTAAATTATCAAGCGGAACGGATTCCGCCGTTTTCAAGTTACAAAAAAACGGTATTGATGCAAATTACATCCCAACACCCGTTCCGTTCGTAAATCAACCGAATGCATGGTTCACAATCATAAATTGGGCGGATGTTTTGGTTTCGGATGGAATTGGTTGTTATGAATTGTCGATTGATTACGTCATTTCGGGCATTAGTGGAACATTAAACATTGGAATTTACACATTGAAACCATACACAATTCAAAATGCGTTAACAACGGCGCGTGTTTGGGCAAAATTTAGTGGTGTTCATGAAACGGATGGAATTGATTTCACGGGTTCGGGTGTTGAGGGAACGCATCGTTTCCGTGGATTTATCGGAAACCGCCAACCAAACACCGAAATTGATAATATTATTTATCAAAATCGCGAAATGAAACGCGTTATCCGTGAAAATTTAAATGATTACGAAATTGTAACCGAACCAACGGATGAATGTATAATCAAACCAATGTTGGATGTTTATTTATTAAGTGAAAACCAATTATTTATATCGGATTACAACGCTCACAACCATTCATATCGTTATTTGGATTTACCCGTAATTGTTTCGGAATCCGCAACGATTGAATACAAAGAACTAAGCCGAAAAGCCGTTTTAAAATGTAAGGTGTCGGATAAATTCAAAACAAACAGAACATTTTATTAACTTTGAAAAAAAATTGAAGCCATGAATAGAATATATTTATCAGGAAATTACATCATCGTTGAACAAAACGGAATTGGTGTTGTTTCGGAATATTCCAAAGGGAATACAGTTTACACAATTAAAGATGAATCATTCATTATTCGTGAATCGGAATTTGGGCAAATGGTAATTCCATTTCAACAAATTACAGATGGTTTGTGGACTGACGACAACGATAATGTAATCGATTCAAATTATCTTTTAACATTTTTACGCGCAAACACGGGTTTTAAGTTGCCCCTTGGCGGTGGGGGCGGAAACCCAATAAATTATTCAACCGTTGCATTTGTGGATAATATAAACGGAAATGATTCAACGGGATTGATTGGTCGTTTTGATAAACCATTTTTAACAATTAATACCGCGTTGAATAGTGTTGCAAGTCAAACGTTGACAAAATCCACAAGGGGCGTTGTTGTTGTTCGTGCGGGTGAATTTTTCAACGCGGGTAACATTACACCATTTAATAATTGTGATGTTTATTGCGAATCTGGGGTTGTTTTCACGGGTTATTTTTATTTAAGTGACCAATTGTCAGGTTCGGCGGTGAATTTTAATTGGTATGGGAGCGCAAAATGGGATTTAAGAATGTCGCAATATCCATTTAGATGGCAATTTGAAAGTGAAGTTTTAATAGAGGGTGACAAATTAGTCAATAACGGTGCAATCTGTTTAGCATACAATGTGACCGTTGGCACATCAAACATCACATTCAATTTCAATTCAATTGAATCAACACGAACAGTTGGAAGTGGGTTTGCGTTTTCATGGCGTAACAATTGTAATGTAAATATCAATGTGAAAAACTATATTAAATCACCACATTCACAACAACAATTACATGCAAGTCATTTGGGTAAAGTGATAATAAATTGCCCTAAAAGCATATTAACATCAGCAAATGTTTATGGCGGTAATTTTAAACACATAGTTTATTGTACATCGACAAGCGCAACAAGTGAATTGACAATAAACGGTGATTTAATAAACGAATCACCCGCATATTTGGGCGGTATTTCAGCTATGGTTTTAAATACTAGCGGTTCACAATGTCAAATCACAATAAACGGAAACATTTATGGGGGAACAACTGTTGGATTGTGGGGTGCAAATGTTGGTGTTGGTCGAATTGTTTTAAACGGAAATTTACAATCAAATATAAATAACATAATTACACAAGGTATTGGATTAATAGTTGTTAAAAATG